TCTCAAGTTTTCTTAGACTTTGTTGGAACAAAGAATTTTGTATTAGACGTTTTTAAATCTGTGATTCAATCAGAGTATGACTCTGAAGGGATTATAACAGATTTTATTGACTTATATGCATCAAACGTTAATGTTTTTTCTACAGAGCTATTAGAAACATTTTTATTTAGCATAGACGAGTACTCATCTTATTCCATTTCTCCTAGTACTATTATTTTTGATAGTATAGAAAAAACTATATATAAATTTAACGCTAGTTCAGATTTAGAAATAGACTCGGCAATATTGTCTTCTAAAATAGAAGAAGAATTTATAAAATTTGGATACGTTGGAGAAGATGTTTCAAATGTTTTAGTGTTGGTTATTAACAACCCAAACACAAAAATCACAAGCGCTCCTCCTGATGACTTAATACAGTTAGATATACAAGGTGTGTCCACAAAAGACTCAAGGGGAGTAGATAGGGTGTATGGGACAATTTCTCCCGTAGACTACTACAATGGTATAGCTTATAAGAACGAAGGGTCTTCCATTAAAAAGTCGATAATTCAGGGGTACGTAGGATATCCGTTGGTGTCTCTGTTAGGTGAAAGTTTACTAAATCCAGATGGATACGAAAACGTAGATCTTAATTATCTAGGGTCTTCTGCGCTCAGTAATTTGTCGGACGATTTTAATGTGTTTCCCACACAACAGGCTATTTATAATATAGATCTTACAACAATTGACCTTGGTACGAATTAATGGCTGATATCTACGGACCAATTTTACCTCTGCAGCTTGACCCGAGAAATACTCCGGCTTTAGTTCGAGACATGCAAACTAAAGTTTTTCTTGAGTCTGGCGGAGAATTAAATGACTTTAGTCCAGCTTCTCCTCTTTCTGCTCTTGTAGAAGGACAAGCTTATGCTCAGAGTGAGCTTCTTTATTATCTAAACTCTCTTCCAGAAGCCTACACTCTTCAATGGCTTAGACAATTAGGCATTCAAAGATCTATTGGTGCGAAAGCCGTAACGGACGTTACGTTTATAAAGACTAATAATTTTAATCGCACAGTTATCATTCCGGCAGGGACTATTGTTAGTACGGCAAATAGACTTAATTTTGTATTAAAATCGGAAGTAAGGATAGGAGACTCTTTAAATTCTGCCAAAGGAATGGTAACGGCAGAAAAATGGGGTACAGCTTATAACCTAGACTCCGGCTCTATTGAAAAAATAAATGTAAATATTTTAGGGTTAGATCGAGTAACAAATGAGTCGCCTATTCAAGGCGGTAAAGACTTAGAATCTATCGAGAGTATGAAGGGAAAAGCTTTTTCTTTGTTAAAAAGAAGAGGTTTAATTACTGCACAAGACTACGAAGATGAGGTAGAAGTTCTAGCACCTAGCTCTTCTATAGTTAAAGTTTTAAGCTACGAAGAAAAATTTAATATAGAAGAAACAACGCCTTCTGGAGTTGTAGTGATCTGCGTAGGTGACTCTGAAGGATCTGAGTTAGAGCAGGTTACTAAGTCAAATATGTTAAAAGCTCTAAGAAAAAAAGTTCCTATCGGCACTAATGTTTCTCTTATTTCTCCTGTGATTACGCCTGTAGAAACCACGGTGGTGGTAGAGTATGATAGTGAAGAATTTAGCGGCGGTATAGGAGCATTTGCAAACATAATAAATAATTTACTACTAGAAGAGATTTCTCCAAGTACTATTGGGTTAGGAGGAGAACTAGATTATCAAAGTATTTTTAATAGCATATACGCTTTGAACGTAGTGAGTAAAGTAAAAACTTTATCCATGGACCTACTTCAGTTAACAGGGGGTAATGACATCGGAGAAGTAAACTGCAACCTTCCCTTTAAATCAAAAGAAGTAGATAGTGTTTGTATCAATACGTTAGAACAGAGAATTGATTCTGTAGAGACAACTTTTAAGAATACAAATCCTGTTAGGTCTTTTAGAACTTATAAAACAATCGTAAGTTTTATTGCTGAAGCCACCCAATCGCCATTAACGTACACGTTTTTAAATACAGACTACGACAAGTATCTTAGGGCTTGATAATGGAAAATATATCTATCTGGGATCAAAAAAATAGAAACTTTATTCGCAGAGGGTTTTCTTCTGGAAAGATTACTATAGAGTTTGATAGAACAAAAAAATTTAAAATAGCGGAGCATACTCTTGCAGAAATTAATTTTGATTTTAAAAAAGAGTTAAATAATAACAGAAACCAAGTTATCTCTAGAGATATTAAAAAGGTAGACTCTTCGGGCTTTAAGTATGAAAGCATTGGCAATGTATACTCTCCAGAACCAGAAGTAATAAAAGCAGAAGCCACAGGAGAATTTAGGATACTCTCCCACGGAGCTTCTGTTCCAGGAGACTTACTTGGAGGCAACGAAAATTGTGCTATAGAAGGCTTAACTTGTACAGATGGCACTAATACCAACTGTAAGCCGGGAAAATGTCTTATAGGTAGGCTTAGGAAAATTTCTAACTTTAAATGGAAATATACTTCTGAGTCTAGTTATAATGGATCTGCTGTTGAGTACTTTGTTGGTGGTAAAGAAGTAATAGAGCTAAAAACAATTATCAGAGGGACCTACAAAAATATAGACGGCTCTTTAATAGAGATAGATAAGCCTGCTAGCAAAGCAACTACAATTTTTCTCCCCCCAGTTAACTATTTAGAAGATATTTTTTCAGAAGATACTTTAAAAATATTTAACTCTGCTTTGTCTTTAGATGGCTCGGAGACTTTAAGTGGTATAATAACTCCAGAAGAAGATTTTATTGTAAGAATTTTAAAATTAGCATATAAAAATATATCCCATATAGAAACTGGGCCAAGATACTCTTCTCTTGCTGACACAGATTTATCTGAAGAAGTATATACTGCGGTAGAAGATGCGCTTTTTAAAATTGGTGAGATTTGGAAAGAGAAAATTTCTGAAATAATGACCCAGAGGTGGGAGAATCGTTTTGCAAATCACGAAACAAACAGGCAATTTATATCGTTTGTATTTAGGGAATTTAGATCACTTTTTCTTAACTGTCTTCAAATCACCAGGTCTGGACTAAAACAATCAAAAATTAGGTCTATCTCTGATGAAAATACTCGCCCTATTTATCTAAGGCTTCCTTCGGCGTCTTTAAGCTATCGCCCTGAAGAAGCAGAGCAAATGCTCTTAATAGCGGATGAAGGAGAAAGGCTTAATATATCTATCTCTGCGTTAGAGATAGGAACGGTCGTTGCAATTAGTGACAGATCCGTTGCTTATCAGTTTCTTCCTAGGACTATTTATGACGAAGAGGAAAGAAGAGCGCTGGGAATGTCTCCTGTGCTATCAGATAGAACAAAGTCCGAACTTTATTCCCCAAAAGATATAAAGTCTTGGTATAAGTTACCAGAGGATAGGCTGCCTAAGGCTCCTGTTGCCAAGTGGATCTTAGCCGGCGCAGATGAATTTTTAAGAGAAAAGAAACACGAAATAGACTCATTCTATTACACATACTTGGATCCTAACGAATGTAGCCCTAAAAACTTAGATTGGCTGGCACAGCACGCGGGCCTTACTAGGCCTTTTTGGAACGTAAACTGGGACGAAAAGTATAAAAGAACTCTTATTAGAAACGCGCTCGGATGGTTTGAGGAAGAACTTAGTCAGACTATAGCAGAGACTGAGTACAAAACTATAAAAGGAGAAGTCTTAGACTTAAGTCCTTTTGACTCTAGTCCTTGGCGTTCCACAGAAGAAATAACAGACGGAAGTACTGATCTTTCTAACATAGACTTGGCCTCTACAGGTTATTCGGGTAATTTTTCTGTGGATAAAGCAGAGTGGAACGGCTTAATGGAATCAAAAGGTAGTATTTTGTCCCTTGTGTTTTTATTTAGTTTGTTTAACGTAAAGGCCCACACAAAAGAAGAAGTAGAAAAAAATTCTGACGGAACGTTTAAAGTAAAAAGTGGGCTTAGGGAGAATGAAATTAATGCTCCAACTTTATTGCCGACGAAATTTACTTTGGCTCAAGTAGGAACAGAGGAATTAGATAGCCTTGGTAACAGGGTCGAAAGTGGGGCCGCTTCTTTTAGAAATCAGTTGATTGCCGGCGAGACCGCAATTGCAAGTCTAGAAGACTCCAATAACATGTTTTTTAGGTTGCCGTTTTATTACAATAGAAACGGACAAACCTGGGGAGCAGTTCAGTCTATCTCTGAGT